TGTCTTTGTTTTATATTAGCAACCCCTGTATCAGGTCCTATATACATAAGATATCTAGTTCCATCTACTTTTTGTGTAACAGTATATTTTGATTTACCGTTCGGGCCTTTCATCATTAAATTTGGCATATCAGTTTTTTCTAGAGTAATTGGCATCCCACCGATGAATTTAGACATCTCATAATTTTCATTTTTGGATAAAAAACCCTTGACTAATTTATGAAACTGATCTTCAATCTTTTGATTCTTAATCTGTTCCATTGGTATGTATTAATTATATATCATTTTTTTAATTTTAATATTAATTATTTTTTGCAATAAAGCATAAGGAAAATAATGATAAGTAAAAATATTTTTAGTTTATATGATTTAATTTCAGCGCTCGCTTTACAAATTAAATAGGCTTTATACCACCCCATTTTATCTTCTCTAAGTCCTTGTATATTGGTTGTAAGTCTATGAGCCCATAAAGGGGCCCCTTCCCAGTTCTTAAAATTTTCTGTATCGGATAAAACCTGGACTATAAGAGGTTCATGATATACAAGAACATTTTGTTCTGAAAAATAAAAAGCATCAACATGTCCAATAAAATTTTTACTTAACATTAATTTTTGCATGTCACTTCTAGAATTTTTAGATATAATCTGAGCTTGAGTGTGAGCCATTGGGTGTGTTTCGTAAAACATTTTATTTTTCTTAGTAAAAAAACCAAGCGAACCCATTGAAATAACGGTAAAATTGTTAGAACCTATGTAATTGTCTATTTTTTTATAATGGATCGGATTATAGTTTAGAACTTCCGCGTCGTCTTCGAGAATGATTATATTATTGTAATTTTTAGAATATTCAAAAGCGGTATAATAAGCATGAGTTAAATCTTCAACTGTTCTTTTAATACTATCGGGTTTTTTACAAGCCTTGAAACCTTTATTGTACTGATATACTGTTTTCTTTGATAAATTTAAAAGAAGATTGTCTTTTTTAAACCTATTAGAATCTTTCATTGTTAAAACAATTGTTAAATCTACATTTTTGAATAATGGATTTTCACTTTCCGCAATATTTTCATATGAATAACAATTTGTCATTTATTAATATGAAATTATTTAATTTTTGATTTATTTATCTATCTCATTTCTGGAGAAATATATCCATATCCAAGAAAATCGAAAATGTCTCGTTCTGTTTTTGGAAATTCCTTATTTATCGAGCTCATATACTCGGTTTGTGTTACTTTTGGACCAGCGGTAGACTTTTTCGTTAAGTTTTGCTCATTTAATGAATATCCTTTTTCAAGGGCAAATTTTCTCATCTTGACGTTAAATTCTTTAGAACCAGTTGTGAATAATATAGCAAATGGAAAAGTTTCTTTAGGATGATAAAAAATATCAAGATGGCGATAATATTCGTCTATACTTGCCACCGCCATTATTTTGGTCGGTCCCTTTGCAATAATGTCAGACGGTTTTATTATGTTCCGTTTTACAAGATTGTTGTAAAAAGTTGTCATTACTCTCGGATTCTTTGTGTCTGTTGTTATCAAGGCATCAATGTCTCCAGAGTCGGGAGTTTTTCTTCTATAAGAACCAGCAAGAATAAGTTCCCCTGTTATAGAAAGTTCAGTCATTGTTTCTGCAAAGATATCTTTTAGAATTTCATTCCATTCGTCCATTTCTTTTCTAGGAATTCTAAGCATAAGATCGTCATAATGTTTTAAACCTATGGCCTGTTTATCATTTAAGATTTCTTTGTTTATCGAATATAGGTATTTAAGTTCTTCTACTGTGGTTATTTCTTCAGTATCATATATTTTGCCGGCGGTAGAGGGTCCAACGTTAGGAATTTTAGTTAAATTTTCAATTGCAAGAGCCCTTGGATCTTGCTTTGTAAGTGATATTCCATCGGTCTGTCCAGTTTTTAAGATGCTGTCTATTTTCTGTAGTATAGAACTTTTCCAATTTCCATTCTTTGCTTTAAAACTTTCTTCTCCAGCCAATTTCATATCACCATCACGAAGAACCTTAATATAATCTTCTACAGATTTTAATTCCATATTATCCTTCAATATTTCGTTAGCCTGTTTGTAACTTTTAACTTTGAAAGTCCAATTTGCTTCTTTTTCAGAAACTATTTTGGCAATAAGTTTAGATAAAATAATTTTGACGTCTTTTACTGGTATTTTCATTTGTTTAGGAACAGGCATGTCATCGCGTATTCCTCTATAAACAGGGTGACGCGGTACACCCTCCTTTGTCATTTCCATATAACTAAAAGAAATTATACTTCCAATCGGGATATAGTCTGATGAATTTACATTTTTATAATTTTCCCGCTGACTATCATTTAAACCTGTTCCTATTTGAGTAAATATGCCATTTGGTTTACCATCTGTGATCAGTTCGCATTTCAAAGAACCAAGCATACCTTTATATTTCCCGTCGCCCGGAATGTATTCTCTGAGTATACACTCAGCATCCTCTTTGATTTTATACTTAAGCATATATTTACTTCTTTTAGTTTGATAAGGAGATCCAGGTGCTCTCAACATTATACCTTCAGCGCCTTCAGAAGTTAATTTAGTGTATAAATTAACGAGTTGTTCCATAGATTTAATTTTAACTTGTTCTGTAAACTGAAGAGGAAATATTTTTTTACCAGGATAAACTAGTGAATTCCAACAAATTTTACGATCTTTTACAATTGTCTGAAGAAAAGACATTCTTTTTTCAAACGGTCTAGAATCATTTGGTACATCAAAAACTTTAAAAATAACAGGAGGTTCGGTGTCTCCGGTCCATATTTTTTCAATTTGTTCTTCGGTGTAACTTTTTCCAGGTTTAAGAGTTGAAAGTCTACTGGTTTTTTGAAAAAGTCCTCTTCCTATCCAAATTTCTCCGTCCAATGGTATACCCGGTGGTAATGTATTTTTAAACCATTCTGGGATATATGTATAAACTTTTGGTTTACCAACACCTGAACCACGCGATATCATTTTTTCTCCGTCCCATAAGGCTCGTATTCCGTCCCATTTTTCTGATGCCCACCAACCAATGGGTGGTTCTGTTATATTTAATTTTTTTGACATCTCATCTGTAAGTTTGATTATATCACCTGATTTATTATCGTACAAATTTTGAGCTGTCATCACCTTTAAGTTATCTACGTATGTTTTATCATCGCTTTTAGAAATTATCTGAATTTCAGGGTAAACAGCTACGTAATTTGCGTCGCAATTGTTTTTTTCTTTGTATCTAGCAAAATCATCTAAAGAGTCAAAACCTGATTTAAGAGCTAATTTTACAAGACATTCTTTAAGTTTTTCAACTTGCATAATATCATTGTATATATTTTATTTTTATATAATAATATTAGGTTATGTATTTTTTTGTAATTTAAGGCGTAGTTAAGTCTGATGTTATTATGTTAATATCTGCAATAGTCATAACGTTTTTTAAATTTGATATTATCTCTTCTTGAGAAGGTCGCCGAGAATATTTGTTTTGAAAAGTAGATATGAAATTAGAAACTTTGGCTGCTTTTTCGGTGTATTCTTCCTTTTCGATTATTATTTTTTCGTATTTAATTTTTTCGGCCATGTCTATTTCTATTAAATTATCCGGTCGTTTAAATACTGAATCTTTTAAAGTGTTTATTTCGTTAAAAATTTCAGGTTTAATAAGTCTATTAAAATTTTTATTTTTTCGAATAACATCATGTTTATCTATTCCAGTAGTCAGATGTTTCTTAAACATTTCCAATATATTTTTATCTATCCCCGGACATGTTTCCATTAATCTATCAAACTCGTCTCTAGAAGTTTTCATAAAATAGTTTACATCCGGACGTTCTTCAGGAGCCTTTATAAGTTCAATTCTGATACTTCTATGAAACTTATCCCATGCTACACTAGCCGACCTATGACTCTCGGTTAATTCGTTTAGTTTTAAAAATTGACCAACCGTTGTTATTATACCTGCCAATATATTAACACTTCCAATAGCAATGGAACAAATGTCCTGATACTCTTCTGGAAATCTTTCTAATGCAAAATTAGCTGTACCGGTAAGTGTAGACATAATAATAACAGGGATAGTGAACATATTTCTTTTACTAGAATATTTTAAATAAGATTTATCGTGAAGCCATTTATAACACGATGCTTTATCTGCCCAATCTACAAAAATAGCATCATGGTGAATTTCCCAGGGCGTGTGTTCCTTATAATTTTCCAGCGAAGACATTTATGTTAATATTTTAAAATAAATTATTTAGTAAAGATTAACTTAAAATGTCAGAGGAAAAATTTATTAAAATTGAAGATTATAAAAATGATATAAATAGGATTATTGAAGAAATTAACGATAAATGTATACAATTAGACATTATCTATAAAAAATACATAAAACAAATTGAAACAAATTCAGACTTTACAATGTCTTTAGATACATTATTTTTTCAAATAGCCATGACAAAAAGAGATGCTCAAAATTATAAAGATTTATTTAATCTTTTTTTGTATCAGATGTATGGGCAATATTATAAATTATTCATAAAAATTAAAGGAAGTTATATAGATAACATTGACATAACAGAAAATATACCAAGTATAGATTTTTCACCGTTTGATGATATACATTATAAAGTATACACTTTTGAAGAAATTAGTAAAATACACGATACTATAGTTAATATAATTAAACTTTCCAAGAATCATGTATCAAAAAATGAATATGAAATCGAAGATGATACTGTAAGAGTTAACAAAGGTATAGGAATAGATAATTTAGTTTTTGAAAAACAACATCATACTCAGATACTCATAAATAAGAATACGTTACATAACGAAATGCTAAATAAATTATACAAATATCAAGAAAAATCTTTATCTAGAATAATGTTAAAACTTAAGTTATTGTATTTTCAGATTGTATCTGATATTCAATTTGAAAGTTTCAATTACACATCTACATCGTCGGCTAGAGAATCGATAACAAACGCACTAGATAGTAAACTTAAAAATGTTGCACATCGACAAAATTTTGAAAATTTACTAATGGAAGAGTTCAAAGATGACAAAAACAATCGCTTTTCTAAAATTATTAAATTTTTTAACAAGTTCTGTATTTACACTTGATTATATTTATCATAAGACTTAATAGTATTTGGAACAAGGTTTGTAATCAGACCTTTAATTGCATCAGAATATTCTTTAATTTCTGACTGGGCGTTATATGCAGATCTAAGACGAATAAAGTTAAGAAGATTATGAAGATCAATACTCCAATAAAACTCTGTATACATATTTTGCGGAAGTCCAATTCTTGCAATCTCACGAGAAACTCCTTTACTAATGAGAAGATTATAAGTATTATATTGTTTCATAGAATTATCCATATAAGTCTGAAACAATTCATTAGTGTTTTTACATTCTATTTTATTTCCAGACATTTGCTTATTCATTTTACCCTGATCATAAATAGCTTTGGGGTAGTAAAATTCCGGTTCAATAACAGAATATCTTCCAGAGATTTCGTTAACACTTGCCATGCGATGACGAATCCATTGTCTTTGTACAAAAATTGGGGTCTTTACGTGAAATTTAAATTTTACCATTTCAAAAGGACTGGTATGTTTATGACGAATTAGAAAATCAATCAATTTGACATCTTTTTCTGGAGTTTTAATACCTTCGTTTAGTGAAACTCTTGCTGCTTGAATAATGGCATGATCGCACATCAAAGATTTACAATTATCAGGGATTACACGTGGCATAACATCCACAATTTTTACAAAGCCGGCGTTTCCAAGAAAAGAAATTTTATTTTTCAAATTTACAACTCTCGATGTGTTTACGAAAGACATAATGGTTATAAATATAACTATTATATTCTCTTAAATAGATTTAAAAAGATACCGTAGTTGTATTTATACAAATGACCTTATTTATCACTATCAATCCAGAAAATGATTATTACTGGAAAAATCATCCCACTTACACCAAAGCACGACATAACGAAGACGTTGGTCTTGATATTCCCATGCAAACCTCAGAACTTGTGCCAAAGAGTGCTAGATCTCATAAAATTAATCTAAAATTCAACGGAAAACAAAATAAAAGTTACATGCTTGTACCAAGAAGTTCTATTTCAAAAACCACAATTCGCTTAGCAAATTCATTGGGAATTATTGATAAAAATTACCGAGGAAATGTTATGGTAGTAGTGGATAATCTTGGTGATACTGATGTTCTTCTACAAGAAGGTTGCTGTTATTTTCAAATTGTATCATTTGATGGAATACTCCCAAAGTTTCAGATTTCAGAAGTAAATACTGACACCTCGAGAGGTGTAGGAGGTTTTGGAAGTACGGGAGCATCTTAAAATATCTCAAGTGTGTTTTTTGATGCTATTTGTTCAGATTCTTTTTTAGTACACCCAGATCCTTCTTTATATTTGACACTGTCTATTACAACCACACTCCTGAATATTTTTTTATGTCCAGGCCCGGTCGTAGAAATTAGTTCGTATTCTGGATTAATTTGTAGCATTTTTTGACACTTTCGTAACAAGATGTCTTTGTAATTGTTATCTTCTAGAATCTCATCAAAATTTATAAATTTTAAAACAGTGTTTAGAATAAAATGTTCTACATATTTATATCCTAAATCTAAGTGTATAGAACATAAAAATGCTTCAAATATGTCTTCAAGAATTCTATCATTTTGTCTACCATTTATTTTTTCTACGTTTTGACTTATAATCAAAAATTGATCTAGATTTAATTTTTTTGAAAAGAAAGCAAGAATTTTACCATTTACTAATTTAGTTTTAATCTTAGTTAAGAACCCCTCTTCTTCTTCTGGATATTTATGAAATATGTAATTAGCAATTACAAGATTCAACACGGAATCTCCCAAAAATTCAAATCTTTCATAAGAATTTTTCAAATTTGTAGTGTTTAAAAATCTAAGGACACTTTTATGAATAAAAGCTTTCTGATAAGTCAAAACATTAATAGGATTGTATCCCGTAATTCTAGTAATGTCTTCACGTGTGATACATTTATTTTCTTGATTAAAACTGTCAAAATGAAAATCACCCATTTGATATATAATTATGTATTAATCTATTATTTAAGTTAATTATTTTTTTACAATTTTTCAAATGCGTAATTATTTTTTCCGCAGGTATCAACTGTTTTAATAACGTCTAAAATTTTAAGAAGACTAGAATGAGAATTATATGTGTCTGTACTTTCATTTTTAGTAAATATAATATTAAAATTGTAAACGTTTCCGTATTGTATACTATTTTCATGTGATATATGAAAAGTATGACATTTTCTTGTATAAAAAGTCTCTTTTTTAATGTATTCTTCCGAAATATAAACTGTTTGACTTTTTTTACTTTCGGCTGTAACAATCATGTCGTATGGGCTGTTTTGTATTTTATAAATAAGAGTGTCTATAATCTTAAAAGTTGTCTTATTATTTACATTGAGAGTGTTTTCTTTTTTCCCTTCCCAATTATCGTTTGAATTTAGTAGATTTAGTATAAGATTGTAATTTTCTTCGTGAAATAAATTTTTTTCAAAATTAAACTCGTCGGTGTATTTACCGAGTGTAAAGTTAATATTTGCTACACATTTATAACGCTTGATAAAATCGGCAATTTCAGAAATGGTGTTTTCCATATTGTATAATAAATATTCTATTTCTTTTAGTATATTAATTTTAAACGCACGGGTTAAACATACTTAAAGAAAAAAAACATAAATAATTATAATAAAATGACCGACACAATGGAGACCACACCTGTTCCTGTTACAACCCACGAAAAGTTTGAACTTCTTATTAAAGATTTTTCTTCTCTTATGGAGACCACCAAGAGTCTTAGTGCTCGCATGAAGGTTCTACAGAAGGAAGTTAATAAGGGTAAGCGCGTAAAGCGTGCCCCACAGGAAGTCGATCCAGATGCGCCACCCAGGACGTCTGCTCTTCACAAGCCAGTTGCTATTTCCAATGAGTTGTGTAAGTTTCTAGGTTTTGAGCCAGATACCGAACACTCGCGCCGCGATGTTACACAGGGTATTAACGATTACATTAAGAAGCATGATATTCAGGATCCCAAGAACCGCCGTTTTATGCTTCTAACAGAAAAGCCCGAAGGTCTAGCTCTTAAGGCTTTGCTTCGCGACCCGGATCAGCCTGTAACATTTTTTAACATTCAGCGTTATCTTAAGCCTCATTTCCCAATGTCTGAAAAGGATAAGAAGGCTCTTGAGAATGCGGAAGCAACTCCGGTAAATGTACCAGCCGAAAAGCCAAAGTCTACACGCAAGAAGCCACTACCAGTCGATGTTGTACCTGACGCTGATGTAGTAGATGAAGCCCCAAAGGAAGAAGCCCCAAAGGCTCCTCTAAAAAAGAAGGCAGTTCGCAACCCAAAGAGCGCTTAATTAAAAAGAAAATTTGTAAAAAGTATCTTGGAAAAAAATTAAATTACGTATTATACATGTATTACATTTTAAATGAACCCAGAATGGGACATAAAAAAGCATTAGTTTATGCTAATAAATACATCAATAATATTTACATTAAAACACCTTATCCAGACATTAAAGAAGTTAAATTTTACGCACCATTATTCATTGGTAATGTACCAGACAATTTCACATTTTAAAACACCAAAGAGCCCACGTGGCGCAATTGGATAGCGCGCAAGACTTCTAATCTTGAGGTTCGGGGTTCGATCCCCCGCGTGGGCTCTTTGTTGTTAAATACACTACATTTACACTATTTTATCTCATACATGCAAATCCATTCTTACAGTACCATTTATTGGCTCCCGAGAATTCAAAGAAAAGATGACCAAGGATGCCTGCCACAAAAAGAGTGATCTCCATTGCGTAAAATTTATTCCAATTTTTACATTCCTCTGGAAGATCCACCTTAAAATAAGGACCGACAACTAAGGCCGCGATATTTCCAAATATTACAAATGCTATACCTACAACAATGGCTTCATATATCAATTGCATCATATTTATTATTACAAAATAAAATAATTATTTAATAATAATATGTCAAAACAATTGACAGCATTGTTGTTAAAAAATAAAATATCTGTTAAAAACGAACAGGACCAAAAAAATTACCTTATCGAATGTCTTAAAAAACAAGGTATAATCGAAAGTCCGGTTATATCTCCAAACAGACCCGTAATATTACCTAGTATATGCGAAGTATGTAAATCAGATGATGTTATTTTTTCTTCTCACGAGATATTATGTAAAAAATGTGGCGCTACAAAAAGTGACAGTTCAATAAATCCATTCCAAACATTTAAACAAGACTTGAATTTTTCAAAAAGTTCTTTCATAGAACCCGGTACTTTAACGGTAAATGTAATGAAAGATGGTAAAATGGTATCCAGAGACCTTTCAAAACTAAATACATGGTTAACATCTGACCCCGAAGATCAGAGAATAGTATCCAATATGAAAAATTTATTAGATACTATAGATAAATTAAGACAGTATTATAACCCGATTACATTTGAAAGAGTAGAAAAAGAGATAATATCAATGTGGTATAACATACTCAATGTTAATAAAACAATGTATGGTAAAGAAAAAAAAGCTCTTCTCGCGTGGTCTATTTATTATCCAATGGTATATAATAATTTAAATGTTCCTTTACAGCGTATAGCAAGTTTAACAGAAACGTTTATAGGAGATATATATTCATACAATTTTAGATTAAAAGATCTTTTTAAAGGAACTTCATTTGAAAAATACATCTCTATACCAATTGGTACAAAGAGTGATATCGTTCTTCCGCAAAAAATTCAAGATAAACTTAAAATAATGAAACGCGACTTAAGAGATTATATTAAAGAACCCATAAAAGATAAACAGTTATATGGTATGATTTATTACATTTCAAAAAATGTACCTGATAAATTTTTTACATTGGCAGAACTTGCCGAAAAAAGTTTATTAAGTACAGTAACAATATTAAACGAAACTAAAACGTTTGAAAAATTCTATAAAAAGTTTCCAAAACTTAAAGAAAACCTTTTTAGTTAATTGAAAAATATATATTATAATATACATTTTTAACATGATTGAGATCGTATGAAATATCTTGTACTTCTTCTAAAAGTTCTGCTATAAAAACTAACTGCCAAATAGGATATTCGTTATTATTTTTATTTGAAGTAGTTGTTTCGATTATTTCTAGAATTTTTTGACTAGAAAGATTATTAATATTAGAAAATTCGGGTTCTTTTGAGATAAATTCTTTAAATTTTGAAATGACTCTCCATTTACGTTCTTGTTCTAATTCTATAAATGTTTCGTTATCATTTTCAGCTCGTTCGTCAATATCGTAATCTTCGAGAGTTGTCATTGTAATATTATTATATAATATTTTTTTAAATAATTTTATATGCTGTAAAAATATATTTAATATAATCACATATTTCATACATGTCTTTACAATGCTCTTTATTTCTTTTAAATATATACACCTCATTTCCATAAAATTTTAACAAATCGTAGCAACTAATTTGAAAACCTGGATTATAAATTTTATCTTTTTTAGAAATCATCGTGTAAAACGTTTGATTTATAAAAGATATATCTTTGATGTAATCTGTCAAAAAAATTGTATCTATACATATTGTCCCACCAATCTTGAAAGTTAAACTGATTGATGTATTAATACACACAGTTCCCCCTTGAGATATTCCCAATAGATATATATTTTGTGGTTGTATATAATTACATTCGTTAGATATAATATTTGATAATTCATCGCATGAGTTTAGAAATTGTCTATAATTGATTTTATCATGTCTATTGTGATTATCTCTTTGTGTATAGTAATCATACCATTTATTTTCTTTACTTTCAAGTATTAAATATTTTATACAATCATACACTTCGTTAATTGGTTTATATATACATTCCATATCAGCAACAGACTGATTGAATCCGTGTAAAATTATTATTGTTATACTATGTTTTCCCAAACATGGAATCGTTTTCATGTACTTATGTAATAATATATAATATTACTGTTATTTATATTTAAAGTTTCTACCTCAAAATCGACGTCTATATTATAAATTACATCTTTTTCCATTAGTATATTTTCATCTTTATAGTTTAAAACGATGTTGTAATTGTCTTTAATTAATATACTCCCAGGAGACTTTAAAATAGTTTTACCTTCTTTTGCCACGTATTTATCAAATTTTAAATCTATTTTAACATCAGTTTCCGTAAGATATTTAATAGGAACAGCCTGTTGATTTTTAGGTATTATACCGTATATTTCTATGATAAAAATCGATAATATTATTACTAAAATTACATACATTTTAATTAGAGATATGTATTTTTTTTTACAAAATTTTAACCTACTTAAAGATTAATTTTATAAATAGTTATCAACAGATACACAATGACCAGCAACAACATTCTACTCGCTAATGAATTTAAGAAGGAATCCGTTACTTTTTTGCCTCCTCGCCAAAATAAACTAGGCGGACAGAGTGTTTTGGTAAATTACAATACCGGAGACAAGAGTGGCCCTTTTTTCCTTCAGACGTGCCGAGTACGAATTCCATTTGGTATCGATAGTTCCAAGCCTGAAAATGGCCCCGTAAAGTATCACATCTCTTTGTCTTTGGCTAATGATGAAACACAAAATGAACAACTACACAAGCTAACTGAAAATCTTCGGTTTATTGATGAAAAGACTAGGGAAATGCCTACAAAGAATTCTGAATGGTTTGGTAAGACTCTAAGTAACGAACTTGTAAATGAATTTTACAAGTCTGCTGAGAAGTTTCCAAAGGATACAAAGTGGCCTTCTAATCTTAAGGTAAAGCTTCCATTTGATCTTAAGAAGAATGAACCACTATTTCATTTGTATGACGAAAATAAGAAAGAAATTAACATTCTAGACGAAAATGGTGATCTTAACAGCGGTGCTATTCCTCGTGGCTGTGAAGCAGTGTGTCTAATTCAGCCTACGGGAGTTTGGTTTGTAGGAAAGACGCAGTTTGGCGTAGGATACAAGCTAGTACAGGCAAAGATTTACAAGAGTAACAAGCTATCTGGATACTCTATCGTAGACTCCGAAGATGAAGATGAAGAGGAGGTCGAAGTTACAGACGAGTAAATAGATTTAAAGAAATAAAAAATACATATTTACAATGGACGCTGTAGATCATACAATGTACGTTAAAGAAATTATGGAAAACCCAGAAAAATTAAAAGATCTTCTTCAAACAGACAAAGCACTTGCTAATATGATTTATGATATGATTAAGACTAAAATATCAAAAAAAAATATTAAAATACTTATTAAAAACCCCGTATTTTAATTAATATACTCCTCCATAGCTCAGTTGGTTAGAGCGTGCGGCTGTTAACCGCAATGTCTTCGGTTCGATCCCGAATGGAGGAGTATATTAATTTTACTTTCCGTTGTAGTCTAGTGGTTAGGACTTGTGGCTTTCACCCACACAACCTGGGTTCAATTCCCAGCAACGGAAAATAAAGTTACGATGTAATCAAGCTTTCGTGGTCTAGAGGTAATGACCGTGGACTTTGAATCCACTAACCCCGGTTCGATCCCGGGCGAAAGCTTAATTACATTACATTACATTACATTACATTACATTACATTACATTACATAAACATAAAATTTAGATAATAAAATAATATTCTTAATTTAAAATATACACCATATAATAAATTAAATGAAGAATACAACACTATTTGCTATAATAGCATTTTTATGTATGTTTATTATTTCGGGAATTACCAAAGTTACATCATTTGGAGCGTCTGAATCAGCTAGATTAGCAACTAAATTACCAACATATCTTGCGAAACACAGCCAAATGTTAGTTTTTATTGCGGGTTTGTGGGAATTAATTTCTTCTTTTGCTATTATATACGGTAGCATTTATGACAAAAAAGATATTTCTTTATACGGAATATACAGTTTAATTTCTTTTGTAATTTTAGTTACTTTTATTTTTTACGCTTTTCCTTTGAAATATAAACCCGCTCTTTCTAATTTATCCGTCGCAACAGGGTTATATCTAATGGCAAATATATGTTTTTTCAAGAATTAAGAATAAAATACTTTCCTAATATTAAATTTGTTAATGAAGTTTTGGCAGTGACAGCATGGTTTTGAATTGAGATGTTCTCCATGTTTATTAATTCTAATTATAACAAGTTCACATTTTTTAAGTTCACTGATGTGAATTTTTTTAAGTGCATTATTGATAGCGCTTACTTCTGCGTGCACAGACTCTTTATAATTAGAATTATGCTTGTGTTCATGGTAATAATTGTACCCCCTTGAAAGAATTTTGCCACGGTAAATTAATACGGCCCCGTGATTAAAATTCATATCAGATTTCAGAGCGGAAATTTCAGCCTCTTCAATAAACAGTCGCTTGATCATACTTACTTTAAATTTTAAATAATTTAGTTTTTTAAATACATTAAAAAACTGTAATTTATGCTCTCATTAATGCCCCTGCTGGACTATAAGAAAATGTAGTTTGGCCAAATCGAGTCCCGCCAACTGTCCCCTCTAAAAACATAGCAAGTAGTATTAAACCTACAATCACCGCAATTATAGTTGCCATTAAACCCCAGTTAGTACCCTCTTGTTCAACATCTTCAACCGTTAGTACATCATTATTAGGTACTTCTTTCATTATTATTAATTATAGTTATTATATTTATTAAAATATTTTAATTAATAACTTTTTTTACATAAAATAATTATTATTAGATATATTAAATGATTAATTGTAACAATGTCTTATCGTAGAACCGTTTTCATTGAGAAATGCGCAGAATTTTTGAATATCGCACAAGACAATATAATAGTGGTTAACATGGAAAAAGGTGTATTTAATAAAGCCATTGAAATAACAAAAAAAAATAAAACGGAACTTAAATGGTCTAACTCATTTTTTGTTAAGTCCTACGCAACGAATGCTAGAAGACTTCTTGCTAATATTTCATATACTCTAAACTCCGCAGAGTTAATTTCAAAAATTAAAAACGGACACATTTTACCATATTCGCTTGTTAATTTATCAAGAGAAGAACTAAATCCTAGTTTATGGAACAGTTTAAAATCTAAAAATCTAGAAAAAAGTGTAATCAAACAAGAAACAACAGAAGATGGAATGTTTAAATGTAATAAGTGCAAATCAATGAAGACTGTTTATTATCAGATGCAAACTCGTTCAGCAGACGAACCAATGACTACTTATGTGACGTGTACAAACTGCGGAGCGAGATGGAAATGTTAAACCTAATTTATTTTTTTAAAAAAATATTTATTATATTATAAATGGATTTTCTAACCGATATATTAATAGCTTTTGTATTTGCTGTAATATGTTATTACCTTCTTAAAAAGGTAATTCCAAAAATTTCTGACGATAACGCTATAACAGTTGCTGCGTTTTTGGGCGGGTGGCTTTTTACTCAGTTTCCTAAATACACGTATCCGTCTAATAGTGAATCAGATTCAAATTATATAAATACAGTGACGACACTTAGAAGTTATTTTGTAGGAATTGTTTTTATTGGATGGATATCTACTAGATTTTTAGGAGGTACTCAGATACTCACGACGGGCGGCCCTATGGGGAGCAGAATATCTTTTAGAAAGTAATTAACTTTTAAAAAATTATAAAAAAAATAAATATATATGAATAAAATATGGATTTAGAATGTTCCATATGTATGGAAAATAAAAAATTAGAAAATATCGTATTTTTACCTTGTATTCATTTTCTGTGTTCGGATTGTAATAATTCGCTTAAAAAAAACGAATGTCCTTTTTGTAGAAATAAGATAACAGAAGATCCAGATTCTTACGATGAACACGAAAATGAGTACAATGATACTCAATTTGAACTTTTAGTATTAGATAGAACAGAGGAGAGGAGAAGACGTAAAAAACACAAAAAATACGAAAAAAAAATATTAAAACTTCTTAATAATAACCAAGAAATTTGTATCTCAATAGATTCAAGAAACACTTATACCGTTTTAACCCAAGAAAATTCAGAATAGACGTGGTCTTTTTTTTTCACTGATAGATATTTGTCTTGATAAGAGAGGCACTTCAGAAGAATTTCTCTCATTTTTTTCAATTGAATACTGTGGATTTTCACTTGGATGTCTTACACTAGACATTGTTCTAGATACTGTTCTGAAAGCCTTTGAATAATCACCACCGACTTCACACGATTCGTTTGCATGTGAAATAATATCGCAATTGCTATCCAAGACAAGCTTATCTTCGCATATAAAAGTTACATTAAAATTGTAGTTTTTATCGACAATTTCTCTAAGATTTTTTAGAGATTTTAATGTATACTTTTTACTAGAGTTTTCATAGCCATCTGTTATTATAGTGAGCAAAATATTCTCTGAATTGATTGAATTTACTTGCATAACCATTTCATATACATAACCAATTGCATCATACAACGCAGTTAATCCAACGTTCTTAATAGCATTAATAATGTCTTCGGGCATTATTTCGTTAAATTTTGAGTCTACTATCAAATTAACGTCTGTATCAAATGTTAAAAATGTAAAACGATCCGTGTTATCTTTCTGATCAATAAATAGATCTACGATACCTTTGTTTACTGAATTTTTATTAGAAGACATGCTGGCAGAAGAATCAACTAGAAGAATATTCCAATAAGACATACTTAAAAATATACCATTCTTTTATATTAGTAAAAATTATAATTGTAAAGATCTATGACTTCCATTTTAGATAGATTAAAATTTAGTAAATTAAAAAGAATTTTCATAGAAAACGAGTGTTTTATCTTTGTTTTACAATTGTCTAGAATGTAAAAACAAAATAAACCGTCTATTCTTTTACCCGGGTTTCTAGTTGTAAAAAAAGGTATATCAGATGTTTCTATTAAAAGTTGTATAAGATGAGATTTATTTTGAGCCACATTTTTATAACAATTACCGAAAAAATCCATTGTGACTACGGTGATATCTGGCATTTTTTTAACTCTTTTAGATATAATTTTGATAAATTGATTTTTACTTTCCTCATATGTTATACTGTTATGTTTTATAAAATAAGCTAAATTATAAATGTAATGAATATCAAAATCTTTTGCCACGCTCGCTAGGCAACCAGACGATGCGCACACTATTTTTTTACTACCCGTAAGCTTTTTAATTTTGGGCAAAATTTCCCAAAATCCCGATACACCAGATGGGGCAACAGAAACACATTCAAAATCTGAGACTTTACCCAAAATTGAAACAAATGGTTTTAAAAGTAAACTTATAATACCAATTAAAATTATATTTCTCATATACATTTTAAATTAAAAATATCTTTAAATTACATATATGTACATCACACGGCACAAAACAAAATCTGAGTTTGTATACTCTACAAAAAACCCAGCTGAACTAGAGAGAATTAAAAAACTAAGAATTCCACCAATGTGGAAGTCTGTTAAGATTGACAAATCTAAAGATTCTAAAATACAGGCCACTGGGTATGATTTAAAGGGTAGAAAACAATACATTTATCACGTCGATTGGACAGAAAAATCAAAGAAAAAGAAATTCAGTAAGATGAAAAATTTTAATTATAAACATTACTCTAACGTAATTTCAAATTTTATTAAAAAAAACGACCTCTCAAGAGATTGCGTTATAGCAAATCTTATCAAAATAATGGAAGATTTAAACATTCGAGTTGGCAACGAGATGTATAAAAAAGAAAATGGTTCTTATGGTATCACGACGTTACTTAAAAATCACTTGAGCGGAAATAAATTGAAATTTATAGGTAAAAAAGGTATTGAACATGTTAAATACATTACATCTGACAAAAGTTTAAACTTTATTAATCGAGTAACTAAGATCAAAGGACCCAATTTGTTTTACGACGGTGATGGAAAATGTATAACGAGTTCAGACTTAAATTCATTTCTACGTAATAAAGTTAACTCTTGTATAACATGCAAAGACATTCGTACTTATAGAGCAAATCAAATTTTTTTAAAGTTTATGAAAAAAATAAAACCAGGTAGAACAGAAAAAGAAAGAAAAAAACAGATACTCCAGGGAATAGACTATACTGCCAACGAACTGGGTAACACTAGAAAAGTATGTAGAGATTCTTATTTGTCTCCGCAAAATATAGATAAATTTACTTAAAAAAGTAATATATTTTATTTAATAATATGCTATCTTTAATATATTTCAATGTTATCTCTTTAAAACCGCCATATTGGTACAACCCTGTAATTCATAATCTGGGAAACGTGGGAACATCGGGTCATATTCATGCATTGTCGACGCCTTTTTTTACAAGATTTATAGACAAAAAAGCTTATTCAGGTGTTGACATCAGAAAAAGTGTTTATGATGAAACGAAAGGAGAAATCTGTGATTTATGTTGTGGAACGGGGTTTTCAACTAAACCAGGGCATCTTGGAATTGATACATCTAAGGAAATGCTAAGATATTCTAATTTATTTAATCCCGGGAGCACATACATATATGGAAACGCGGAAACTTATGGTAAAACATTTGAATTTGATGTAGTTACGTGCATGTTCGCTTTTCACGAAATACCAGCAGAAGGACATGTAAATATTCTTAAAAATGCTCTCAGAATATCAAGAAACAAGATAATCATAGTAGATATATCTACAGATTACAAACCTTCAAAGTTAATGTTAGCGGGAGAACCATATACACTAGACTACTTAAAAAATATAAATAATTTAATGGAGGATTTTTCTTTTAAAAAAACAAATTTGGTTCCAGGACATGTTGATATGTGGCTCTACGAAAGGGACTATTTTGGTTAAATTATAAGAATTATAGATTTATAGATTTATAGATTTATATTTATATATTTGTTAAATTATATAATTATATAATTAATGATTGTATTATATTTATTAAATTTAGCATTTACCTTGGCGAAAAATGTAGTGTTACATTTAGAAAAGATTCCAGGCGGAATAACTCATACAGGTATATCTTTTAAAACACCTGTGAGAACAGTAAGATACGACTTTAGAGCCTTTAATGAAAATAATACTTGTATTACTACTCATATTAGAAATGGTAAACATAAAAATTTAAAAAAACTGTATCCGAATATATACATGCCCGTTTTTAATAAACAAATGACGCATATAATTGAAAATTTTTTTAGAAATGATCCATATGTAATTAAAAAAGACGTCGTGTTAGGCTCAACAGAAAAAACTTTTCAAGAAATAGAAAATTATTCAAATAATTTAAACAAAAAATATATATTCGGTATTTACGATTGCAGACACTATGTCGATAGGATGTCAACATTCTGTGACACTGGATGTATACCTATTTGGAACTTAAAATCATATTTCAGAGAAAAGTAAATTGATAGTTAAAATAAATTAAAATGTGTTTTATTATAATAATGATAAAGGTAAAGAGTTTTAAAAAATTAAAAGGAAATTCTAAGAAGTATGAAATTACATTTGAAAAAAATGGAAAGACTTACACTCGCAAGTTCGGGGCTGCCGGAATGTCTGATTATACCGTTCATAAAGATAAAGACCGGCGCGAAAGATACATCTCGCGTCACAAAAAAGATCTTCGTACAAACGATCCAATGAGAGCAGGCTATTTAAGTATGTACATTCTATGGAATAAACCCAGTTTAAAATCAAGTCTTGCAGATTACAAAAGACGCTTGAATGTTTATAATAAAACGGGTAAATTTCCAAAGGGAATAACAGGTAGTAAAAAGTTATCTTTTGGCTCGTTCTTAGACGATGTATCCGAAACCAAAAAACTAGATAAATTTTTCCAAGATAAATTAGGAACAGATCTTACAAGAGTATATATACGCCCCGATTTAAAAGCTAATCTACGGCCACAGGCTATCAAGGTTTTGCAAAAAAGAGGAAGAAAATATTTGTACAATAGGGAAAATCTATTGGAACAATTAACTAAAAAATTTAATATTGAAATTAATAAATCTCGACCACAACCATATTTAATTAAAGGTAGAGAATGGTCTGTTTTAGAGCCAATTTTAGTATTCACGCCACGGTGGTTTCGAAAAGCAGCGGAGACAATCACCTTTAATGATATAGTAAATAAAGAATCTAAATGGAATAAAATTTTGTACGGCGTTCTTCTAAGAATGCGGATGTACGAAAAGGATGGAGATCCTGTAGAATTTTTTGAAAATGAAGGCTTCGATACTAAAGCTATTAATTATAAAGGTACCAGGGATTATATTGTAAATATCTTGCGCAGCGGTGGCCACAATGCCGATCCCGAAAAAGACGATGAATGGGTCGATAAAGCTTTAACATATTTAAAGAGTTCGAATAGCAAGTTTGGTAAAAAAACCAAATGTAAAAATGCAAAAAAAAAGTTGAAGCAAATGTTATGGAAACTTCATGCCAAATATGAAAATAATGATGAAGCCACTGCTATAATGAGAAGTGGAAGACCTTGGACTGTATTAAACCCGGTAAAAAAAGAAACGTCTGATTGGCTTTATTTAGCCGCCGATTGTCTTACCTTGAAAGATTACCAAAATGATTCTTTGTGGCCAAATTCAATAGAATATGTCGTCGATCAATTTGTAGATATAGATCCGGATTACAATACTGTCCACCCAAGAAGCAGAAAATGGTTAGAAACCGCAGAGCAAAATTTAGAAATGATATTGAGAAAAATGAGCCTTAGTTATGAAATCTCTGAACCTGGATGGTACAACGACTCTCTTTCTGAAATAAAAGACGTTTATGGTACCGTAACAACGTACCAATTCGGTAAAAAATACAAAATTCCAGATAACGTAGTTAATAAGAAATTATATTCAGTTGTAAAGGCTAAAATCAAAAGATCTATTAAAGGACGTAGATGGGGGGCTTACGATTCTGGAAGACTTGTAAGAGAATACAAGGCAGCCGGAGGAAAATACAAGGGATCTAAAGGTAAAACAAATTTATCAAGGTGGTATAAAGAAAAATGGGTAGACGCTTGTGCCTGGCCTAAACGTAAACCATGCGGCCGCAAGACTAAGGAAAGTATTGCTTATTGCCGCCCAAGTAAAAAAGTAGATTCAAAGACACCTAAGTTAGTACAGAAGTTGACCGCTGCTCAACGCAAGTCTCGCTGCGCTCGTAAAAAGAAGTCGCCTATGAAAAGAATCACTAAGTTTGGTGTTGAGATACCTACACCAGACATCGATATAGGTGACGGTTGGGTTATTCACTGTACCCATGTACCAGGTGTTGGTAACCATGCAACATTAAGAAGAAAATCAGATGATTGGTATCCATCGCCCGCCCGAGATCACGCTTTTAGATATGGAATTAAAAACCGAGGCGGTGCACCGGAGTTTTGGGCCCGGGGGCCTCTAGCTCAACGCAACGGAGGGCTTCCTAATCCACGTTTTCAACAAATATTAATGGATCACTATTATAATTACTGCGGAGGTTACAACCCAAGACAGTTACCTCCTCCGTCCCCTGCACCAGGTTCATCGGTTTATTTAAATTCATTCGGTAATAAGAAAAAACTCAAATAGGATATGTATAACGACATCTTTTTAGGTCCGAATAAGGACATAATGGAGAATATAAGACAAACTCTCATTAAAAGATGTCCAGATGCAAATAGTCCAAGACTACGCGATCCAGAATGTGAAAGAAGATTTATTGAACTTTTATTAAGTATATATTACACAATGGTTAAAAATGAATACATTAAACTTAATACACCTCGTAAAAGAGAAATAAATAGAATTATTAAAAAAACGTATAAGAATTATGACCCTCCAAGTGTATTGAATTTAAGAAAGAAATACTTAATAAATGATTTTTTAACAGGTCTTCAAGGAGGTTATTATGGTATGATATTTCAACCAAAACTAGCAAATGACATTTTAGAATCTATAGTCACTTAAAAAAATAAAATATACAGTTATATATGGAAGAAGTACTACCAGCGCTTGGAGCAGGCATAGTTTCAACTGTAATTTGTAACCCACTTGATACAATACGCGTGAATTATCAACTGGGTAATAAAATAAAATGGAATGTTAATTATTTGTATCGCGGTATTCAATATGGTATAATAGGTATTCCTACATTTTGGTCTATTTATTTTCCAATGTATAAAAGGCTTAAAAGTGACATTAACACGCCGGCGGCGGCGTATATTTCATGTTGTACAGCGAGTACATTTACTACACCATTTTGGGTTTTGAGACAGGCTGATCAATGTAATAAAAAAATAAATATAAACTTAAGCAGTCTTTATATGGGTATATTTCCTACATACCTTATTAATTTGAGTTTTACTATACAGATGCCTTTGTATGAATACATGAAATCTAAAGTAGAAAACAATACATTCAATGTATTCGTTTGTACCGCAGTGTCTAAGACTGTTGCTACGTGTATATTCTATCCATTGGATACTATACGTACTAGACTTCGTGACGGTCGGGGAGGTATCTGTTCAAAAGTGTCTAATTATTATAGAGGAATGTCTATTTACATTCTTAGAAGTTTACCATATCACGTTTCAGTTTTTTGCACTTATGAGTACATTAAAAATCTTGTTTCATAAAAAATTTAGTATACGAGATAGCTTGTAGGTAACAATCTGCTAGATCGTCTTTTTTCTTGTGTTTTTCAAAGAAATCCTGATGGGATGTTATTCTTTCCCTTGTATGTTCTATACCCAGTTTCTTATTTTGAAGATATTTACTTTTAGTCTTATGTTCGATTTTTGTATTAGAACACATTAACTTGTATTTAGCTGGATAGAATATAATTTTACAAGTGTTATTTCTTTCATGTTGAATTCTTAAAGTAAAATATACATATAAAGCAGTTGATATATTTCTCATTTTAGGGTTAAAAGAAGGTTGTTTCTCTAAAAGAACTATATCAGCTTCTAAAATGTGTTCATATTCGTCCAAAGTTTTAATAACTGACAGCGTTTCATTTGTTCCCGAACAATCAAGTATGTTCCAATCGAGAATATCGTTTGTCTCCGTGTCTATCATGCAATATGCTAAATTTTTAATACCGATGTCAAAAGAAAGTATAATCATTATGATACAATAATGTATTTATTTAAATTGTTTAATCATATAAAAAAAACAAGTTATCAACTTCATAATCATCCAAAAAAGGTTCTGTGTAGAAATCAACACCTGGGATATATAAAATTTCATCTGGGATTGTATCCGTTTCGGGCAAACTAATTAAACAGCCCATTCTCTTTTGTTTATATTAATCAAAGGTTTTATATCGGATATACTTACTTTTTTTTTAATTTTTACCTTTTTTTCATTGTTAATATCATTTATATCCCATGATATGAACACCTTATCATCTGCTAAAAGTACTACACAGAAACCCTCGTTTTTAAGCCTTGTAAATAAATAAGTTGTAATTTCGGCCACATTATATCTTGGAAATCCAAATGTATACCCAGGAACTGTGTAAACACATCTCAATTCCCCATGTTTTGAAAGATGTCTAATTTTATCAGACATTTTTTTAAATATATCGTTTCTAAGAGCATTATATCTTGAATGTTGTCTCTTTTGAAGATTCAATATGTCTTTTAAACTAGACATGGTTATATAATATACATTATATTACATTATAATATATTACATTTTTACTCAAAAAAGCGTATTTTCTTTTAATTCGGATTTATTTTCGTCTTCGTTGTCTGAGGGGTCATCGTCTTCATCGTCTGAGATGTCATCGTCTTCATCGTCTGAGATGTCATATTTTTTATTTACTATTACTTCAGCTTCCGGATCTATATTTTTCATCTCTTTGATACGTTCAATAGAGTTTTCTTCATCTTCCTCGGCTGTAGTTTCTTCTGGTTTAGGATTGTTTTCAATTATATTATTAACCACGCGATGATTTATCGGTTTTGATATAGGGATTATAGGTATTTCTTTACTTTCTTCTTGAAAATCTTCTTCATCTGAACCATCATCTTCTTCGCCTACATCGCCTACATCGTCTATTATACTATTATTTTCGGGGTATTTTGTAACTGGTTCATCAAATGCTCCAGAAAGGTATTCATTTAAGATGTATTCTATGGGGATTTGGTTTGCAATAGTGTCCGTGACAGATTCGTTTATTAATTTATATATTACTATTTTTTCTTCGTGTATAATATTTGGGTTATAATAAATTTGTTCACAGCATGTCACGACAATCTTGTGTAAAAATGAATTTAAACTTGGAACTTTAATTTTAACAGATTTGTCGTCCGTCTTTAGTCTAACACAGGCCAAAATCTTAACATGACTTACAAATATAGCAGTAATCAAGTCCATTAAGTATGGAAATTTTTTATTTAAAGATTGTATCTTTTCTTCTAATTTATAATCCGTCCAGTGTGGAACGGCTTTTAGTTCTTTTTGAAAATTTGAGTAAGAAATGCTTAGACGACCATTGTTTTTTTGAGAATCATTAAATATACTATATAAGATATCATAAATACTAGACTGTATACAATTTATAAGTTGTTTAGAATATTCTTCTTTGGCGGCAACTAATACATTAACGTTCAACGTTTCAGACATATTATTAATTAAAATATTTTAAAAACTAAGATTTTAAACTTTCAAAAAAAATAAAAAAACATTTACAATTATATATATGTATGTCTGCAGAATGTAAAATAAATCGCAAACTTGTTAAGTGGACGTTAGATCCAAATTTTATAAAAGATATTAAAAAATATATTTCGCATAGTAAAACAGAGGTGGCGGGTGATATAATATTCAAAGACACGAAGATTTGTAAGGAAGGTATATGCGATAAAAAAAGCGCAGTTAAATATAAAATTAACACTGGAGACAATGATTCGGTCATGACACCAACAGGTTTAATTAATTTTCACACTCATCCACAGAGTATATATACGTCAGAAAAAACAAAATATGGATGGCCTTCAGGAGAAGATATGGCGCAAGTTATTAAATTTGCAAAATTAAATACTTTGCGACACATTGTTTTTACAGTAGAAGGCGCTTACATAATAAAGATAAATAAAAAAGTTACTAATTATCACGCTAAGATGGTAGAAAATGTATTAAAATATACACATATATATAGATCTTTGGACCAAAAAAATCAGTATAAACAGTTTAAAAAAGACTTCAATGTTTCCGGAAAAACAACTGTTCATATGTGGTTAAATCTTGTAAATAATTTAACATTAAATAAGCTATATAAATATTATAACCTATTTAATACAAATAAAAGAAAAGTACCATCTGGTAAAGATGCAAATGAAACTATATTTACCGTCGAACTTAAAAAAATAACAAGTAATTTTACGTTTCAAGCTAATCACATTAATGAAGACTGTCATTTTACACTTTACGGCTTGTCGCCTGAGTAACTATATATATTTCAAGAGTTTCGTAAAAATTAACAAGTATCCCTGTCTCGCAGTTTAAATTTTTAAGATATTTTCTAAGTTGATTGATTTCTTTGCTTGTTATTCTAGCGTTTTGAGATTTAAGTTCCATAATATTAGTTATTTTACCCTCTTTATTGTATACTACAATGTCTGCTCTTTCAAAACCTAAGTAATAGCCTTTATAAATTATAGGAGCAATTACTTCAGTTTGAGTGATATAACCTTTTAAATTCATTTCGAGATATAAAGCCGACTGGTATATATTTTCTTTATAATGAAAACCTAGTTCATCAGAGACCGTTTTAATACAATTTACAATATCATCCATATATTTCTATATATATTTCTGTGTCATTTCTTTACACCCGTTTTAAAAAAGAGTTATTTCTTTTATCTTTCTTGCTATTTTTTGTGTTTCCGACGGAGAGTTATCTTCTTCGATGTCAATGATAGAATATTCGGTCAAAAAATTTTCTTGCTCTTTTTTTTCTCTTTCTCTTTTAACTTTTATTTGTTGAATTTCCCATCGGATGTAAAAGGCCGTTTTAGTATAAACTACAACATCTCCCTTCAAAAGTGTAATGCCGGTTATTTCGTCTTTAATATCTGAAATATCAAGTTGTGTTTTACTATCAAAAAAGTATGTATCGTCGGTGTAAAAACAATTTAATAAATTTTCACTTGTTATTGCATTACGATACAGGTTAGAACAAGAATCAATATCCAGTTCTTTTCCAAAAAAATCTTTACTTTTCTCAGAAGTAATTCTAATAACATCTTTGGATATATTTTCTATTTCTGAAATAGTTTTTTCGTCGATAAGAATTTTACATTTATCTTTTTCTTTATCGAACTGTATTTTAGTTTTTGGGACCTGGAATGTAATCTCGGACGATCCATCCATTATTTTAGAAAAATAAACACTATCGTCAACCTTGTTTGGTGAATATATTAAAATATTTTCTGTAATGATACCCATATTAAATTAAATAAATTATTTTAAATGTTATTTTTTAACGAAACTAATTAATGAGTAAACACTGCTCAATAATAAAATTACCTTTGTCGCATATAATTGTACATATCATTTTTTGCTCATAGTTAATTTTATTAATTGTAATGTTATTTCTATTTTCGTCGAAAAATCTTGACATATTGTTATGTTTTAATATAATACATCCATTTAACATTATATCTGTTTTAATTTTTTTAATATTGTATAATGTATTTATGTATCCGCATAAATTCATAAAAATGTCATGATTTTCTGAGAAGTTATTTATCTTTAATAATAAGTTACTATTATGTTTTTTTGCTATAATGATAGGAGTTTTAAGTGTTAATACATCTTTGTTATATATTAACTTTTCGTTTTCTATAGTTAAATCTAACATATTTATTTTTTTATATGATGTCATTATACTATTTAAACCTTTTAAAATATACACATCTTTAACGTAAAAATTAATTATACATACCAAACGGCGGCAAATCTGATGTTTTTTTATTACAAATAAAAATTCCAAGAGCTTCTTTAAACTCTTCGATGTTTATAGTATATAGATTTTGTTTACCAAAGTTATTTCGCATATTTATTATTATCGCTTTTTCTATGATATTGCTAATGTCGCCACCGTTTCCAGTGAATAAAGAAACGTTTTTAGAGATTAAATCGTTTATTTCAGAAATTTTACAAGACGTGTCCCATTCTTTTTCATCAATGAGATTAAAATATATTTGCGACAACTCATAAGATGTGTAATTTTCTATTGTAAATGTCCAAGGAAATCTTCTGCGAAGTCCAGGATTCATAGAAAAAAAACAGGAATCCAATTCAGATTTATAACCAGCAATGATACAAATTATTTTATCTACATTTTCTGTGAGATATTGGTTAAGAGTGTCTATACATTCTTTAGCATAAGAGTCTTCACTTGATGATTTTGAACCAATTGAGTATGCTTCATCTATTAACATTACACCTTTTTTACATCTTTCAAGTGTTTCCATAGTTTTAATTGTTGTACCTCCTAGATATTCTGAAATTAAATCGGATCGCCTTACAATATTAAACTTTGGCTTTTTAAATATACCCAATTTTGAATAAATTCTTGCAAGTATATTAGATACTGTTGTTTTTCCAGTACCGGGCGGTCCTTCTAAAACAGTATGAAGCATAACACTATCTCCAGATGATTGAATAAAAAATATAATTTGATCTACAATTTGTTTTTTAAATTTGTGTAGACCAATCATATCATTTAACTCATTTAATTCCGGAAGTAAATCAGGTAAAAGATACATTTTTGAAGGATAATTCAGTCTGTGTCTCTTACTTGGTAATTTCATTGATGTATAATCAGTTATCATTTTAATTAAATCGTTTATACATATAAGATTATAACTTGTTATATCAAATAAATCTTCTGATATACTCGTCGCAGATGTAGTACGTTTCATATTCATATATTATAATATATTATTTTTTTAAATGATATGAATAATCACATTATTTCTCTAATCGACGAAATAGATACGGCGGAAAATGTAAAAGTTAAACATATAATTGACAAATTTGAAAAAAAAGTTAAACAAGGTATAAATACTTATGTAGATAAGAGCGGCCTTGATGATTATAAAATGAATGAATATGATTATATAGTTCTTTATACATTATGGAAGACCATTAACATTTCAAAATACATAGAGGAATATCTTATTATAATTTATTCTTATTATAAATTAGAAGATTTTTACTTTTCTTCATATAAGTTTAAAACAAAAAATGTTTTGAATTTATTGGATAATAGAAAGACAACTATTGTTTTAAATATTTTAATAAATAATATAATATAGTATATTATATTATATTATATAACATGTTGAGATTTTCTAATATTCCGGGTTCCCCGCCCACGTTAAACAATGGTAAAGACGATGTTCCACTGAATAATTATATAATTGGATCCCCAATAGACCCTCATTGGAAAATATATCCAAAAGATCAATTTTACACCGCGCCGCATTCATCCCCAAGTTTGTACGCATTTACGGATTACGTATATGATGCTCATCACTTTGTCTTTTATATGCCGGAAACATCGGGTCCAACAATGAACTACTCTATGCTTTTAAGAGATCACTTTAATAATATTCGTCATCAAATATTAGAACAAGCTCGCAGAGAAGCGGAAAGAAAAGCACAGGAAAATCAGACTATTATAAATAGCATTAAATCTCGAATTACTCAAGACACTGCTATGTTGAATGAGTACATTAAGATGTTAAAACAATTAGAAAAAAAGAGAGATGGAGACATAAGGGCTGTCGCCGGAAGAGGTAATAGAACCCCGGAAGCAATGGCGAAAGCGGCGGCTATGGTTGATGCAAAAGATCCTATGTATAATCAACTGTTATCTAGTATTGAGATTCTTAAAGCTAATATTCAGCGCGATGAAAATGAACTTAAAATTTACATGTAATTATATATCACAATAATGTTAGCATTTATAGTACCCGAACATTTATTATCTGTGTATTCTACGCCAGAACAAGCATATCAAATTAATAAAATACTCAAGTTGTACATTAAAAAAACAAATACAATTACAGACGCAACCGCTTGTATAGGAGGAAATTCATTTTTTTTCCAAAAAGACTTCAAGCTTACTAATATAGTGGAAAAAGACCAAAACGTGTTTAATACTTTAATTAAAAATACAAATTTTTTACATTGTAATTATTATAACTGTTCATATTTACATATTATGTACATATTAAGACAGGATCTTGTATTTTTAGATCCTCCTTGGGGCGGTTCAGAATATAAAAAAAATAATAAACTAGATCTTTTTTTAGATAATGTAAATATAATTGATATTATTAATAATTTATATCATCATGCTAAATATATAGCAGTAAAAGTACCTAATAATTATAATATAGAAAAAATTAACAAAAACTTTTGGAATTGGAAAATTTATTCTATAAAATGTAATAATAAAAATATATACAATTTAGTAATTTTTTATAAATAGATATAAAGACAAAACACATTTATATGTATAAGTAAAATACCTGTATGGTTGCCCGAGTGGTCTAAGGGGACAGACTTAAGATCTGTTGGCGAAAGCCTCGTGGGTTCGAACCCCACACCATACAGATATTTTACAATTACAAACAGTTACTTAATTATTGATTTCTTCTAGTTTTGCGTTTTTAATTACATCAGAGTAAAATTTTGCAAATTTAAGCATTTTACTATACATCTGTTCACTACCACCTTCTGTTAGCACACTATTTAATTTTGAAACGGAAAATTCAGGGTTTAAAAGTCTAAGAACTACAAACATTAAAGACCATGTGACACAGTATCCGTTGCGCGTACCTGTCTCGTGTTTAACCTGAGGTCCAAAGTAAGGACACGCCGTCTGTAAGTCTATAAATTTATATTCCGGTAATAATTTTTTAAAAGATATCTTTAAAAAATCATCTATACCTTCTTGATTATAAGTTGGGCAATAAACATTTTGACCGTCTTTTAGACACTCTGCCCCGTGAGGATCGTATCTATCTATTGTTTTATTTACATTGTCAAAAAATAAAATATTAGAATGCCCATTAGAGAATTTATCTATTTCATATATAGAAGAAGTTGTTAAAGTCAACGGCGTTGAATAATATCTTTCTTTACATTTTCTTACATTCTGAATAAGTTCGGGGTGTATTATTAAAACTGGGTCTTGAGTAACGCGCCCCTCTTCTGGAGCTTCGTACAAAGTTTGTGTCCTGTGAATACTCATTCTAGGGTAGTCCTCTGCTAATTCATTTGTAATTGTTGTAGTAACTTTCCAAAAACTGGCATTCTTATTATCGCGTGCATTTTTAGTTGGATTCAACCACAAAAAATATCGATCTTTACTAACACATAAGTTTTTCTTTAATAATGGGTCTTTTTTAGACATAATATTTAGAAATAAAGGAATGTTATCATTCGTTTTTAAAAAATTGAAAAATCCTCTCTGAAATTTTTCTTCTCTGAGTGTTATTTCTTTAGTTGAAAGATATTCATTGATACTTAAAATTCCGTCTTTATTGGTGTCGAGATCTTTTTTAATTTTATCTAGCTTTAATTTACCATCTGGTTTAATAATAATAGGAGTTACCCCCGGATCATTAAAAGCTATAGTCCAACCCTCCGCCATAAGTTTTTTGACAATTGGACTTGTCTGTAATAAGCATCTACCTGTCATTGGATTTACTAGCTTATTAGGGTCCGTTGGACAAACTCTAAAAATTTTAATATCATCATTCTTTGGCGGGGGGTCCGGTTGATTTACATTAGGTGTTACAACAATTGTGTACCCCTCTTTTATTAGTTTTTTAATTATAGGACTAGATTCCATAACACATCTACCCGTTTTTGGGTTTAACAGTTTCGTGATGTCCTTTGGACACCTTGTTATATTTTTACTCATTTTAATATATATTAAAGAAAAAAATATTATAAGTAATTGTAAATAATGAGTTCCAAGGCAAGGCTGATAGATTGTATTAATAATATAATACTTGATGAACAGAATTACATAAGAGAAAAAGCCAGGAATCTTAAAGATAAAGGTTATACAGTTGTAGATTTACATTTATCAAGAGGTAAACACATGTTCATAAACGACACTGACTGGCTAAAACTAGTCAAGAATATACAATTACGAGACTTTAAAACAACT